TTGTCTCCTACAATGACATACGAAAACTGCAACACATGCAACAAACCATGGCGAACAACCCTGTTTTCCATCCCATACCAAGCGTCCGTCACATTGCGGAAGAAATCGAACTGTGCTGCCGTAACTGACCCGTCATAGTTGCTATAATCAACATCGAACGCACGACGACCAACGCTAGCCAATTGCTCATAATAATAAGCCCAATATGTCTCGGCATCCGCTCCAACTCCACAATGAGTCATAAACCCCGGGTTCGCCTTTATCCACGACAAAAACGCTCCAAAGTATTTACGACACAACAATGTGAACTCAAGAGGCGGCTGCTCGAACACACGAGTCTTACACTGAGCAACTTTCTCCACTGGTCGCAATTCGTCCTTATTGGTAGCTACCCACAACAGCTGGGGCACTATACCTTCGTGTAGCTTCTCCTCCGTATCACGCAACTTCTCTACAAAACTACACCCATACGCAGGTATGTTAAACGTCCGGCTTTTCTCCGACCACACTAGATCCTGTCCGCCTTCGCGCGTCGCTACATCAAAGATCTCGCGCTTGCCATTCTGAAACCACTTTGATATAAAACCCGGTGATTTTGTAATGTCGATCTCAATCATTGGCGCCTTCCCGTTGATCATTTCATGTTCAGTCAAAGGTTCAGTATCACGCTCCTTTGGATACTTAGCAATGAAATAGTTAACGATCTTCGTAAAGAAACCGTTAGTTATCACAGCGTCTGTCGCGACGGTAGTCTTCTGCGCATTCGTCACAAGAGGATGTTTACCATCCTTAATGTGGCGTTGCGCTGGACGAACACTGTCTTCCCATGCACTATGACTTTTCCAACGCTTGTATGCCGTCGGTAACCCACTACAGGCCACTAACGGCACTCCATTCATACTTACATGCCCGTAGTTGAAGATCTCAGTGTCCCAGAATGGCGATATTATGCCATCACCCTGCAACACATTCTCCTCAATCAAGGGCACAGAAGGAAACTTTATCAGAGAGTCCAACCGTTCTGCAGCCTGCATTATCACCTCGCGGATCAAGCAGGTCGCACCCGGCATTCTACCCTCCAGCAAAGCACTATGAATAGCAACCAACGGAGTATGACACCGCTCATCACGCACAACATACGGACGTCCACAATCACCTCCAACGGTCATCGCACCCTTGAACAAGCCCTGTACCATATCATACTGTACTCCACTTACATCAGTGGTGCGACGAGCGCCGAGATGCATCACCGAATCGCCACAATCGAACCTACTCACAAGCACACTCGCAACCTCCTTTTCTCCCAAAAACCCATTAAATCCTTTACGCGTTGGCACAAAATGCAAAACATCCGCCGCAGCGGGGATACTAGAAGTGACAAACTCACATAAGACAAGATCAGTTCTGCCCCTGGCTAACTCGTCAATTAGTTCCACCGTATTCGTCGGGTCCATACACACTCTACGCCAACACGGATTCATACCTTGCTGATTCAGAATCTCCAACCGCACTCCCGTTCGAGGGAGGTTCACGCGCTTCGCCAACAACGCCTTATAAAAATGCGCTGGTACCAAAGCACGCTTACCGCCCACCATACAACGATGCATGTTGTTAAATCCCACTTCAGGATCGTCCTCATCGAACATCTGAATCTTTCGGATGTTTCGCCTAACCTTTTGTATGATTTCGTCACCTCCCTGCAGACGATTAAGCGCTCGACGATCGACAACCTTCGCTCGAACTGCCCTACCCACACTAGCTTCACCAGCGTACGCATTGCCTTGAAAGGTGTTACACAGCGACATCAGCGACGATACAGCCAGTTTAATAACTGACACAAGCACC